TCGTTTAATTAAAGACGATAAGTTTAAAAAGTTGGTGCAGTCTATTAAAGACTTTCCAGAAATGTTAGAAAAACGCCCTATTGTTTGCGTAACTGATACAGATGGTATGTTATATCCACTTGGAGGTAATATGCGACTAAAAGCCCTACAAGAATTGAAATTTAAAGATATTCCAGATACTTGGATAACAATGGCAGACGATTCGAATATTTAACAAAAAAAAGAATTTACGATTAAAGATAATGTGGGTTTTGGCGAATGGGATTGGGACACTTTGGCTAATGAATGGGATGCAGAGGATTTGGATAAATGGGGGTTGGATGTGCCAATCGAAAAAGAATTAAACGAAGAAGATTTATTTGATATTGAAATTCCATTTTACACGCCATCTGAAATACAGCCAAAGATAAATGAATTAGCTAATTTAGATAAAACAAAAACTCTTATTAAAAAAATTGATTTATTGAAAATAGACAATGAATTAAAAGAAATTTTGAAAATACGAGCGTCATTTTTTACTGATTTTAATTTTCAAAAAATAGCAGATTTTTATTCAAAACAAAATAAAGATGTCAAAGAAATATTTGAAGATTTAGGAATGGTGATTTTAGCACCTAAAGAGGCACTTAAAAAGGGATTTATTGAATTGTCAGAAAATGTTTTTGAATTATGATTTTCTACGTTTTAAGTATCCAAGAAAAAAAATACAATAAAACCGTTCGGTATTTAGAAAAAAGGAATTTTGATTATAAAGTTTTAATCCCAGATTGTTTAGAAAGTAATATTTCAGAAAGCTATAATGATAAAGCAATAATTTACGATACTGAATTATGTAAATCTTATGTAGATTTTTGCGGAACTAATATTGAAAACGGAGCAGCAGTTGGAAGGGTTGCAAGTATTTTTGAAGCTCAAAAAAGTGGAGGGATTAGTGTTTGTTTAGATGACGATTATGGGGGTGGATTAACTGCAAGCAAGCCATTAAATCAATACAATAAACAAAGGTTAATTTATGTTATTGAAAAATTACACGAAATGACTTTGGAAACAGGAATTGTATTTGGAGGTTACAGTGGTGGAGCAATGCCTCAACCTTATAAAAGAAATATAATGCAGGTTTGGATAATGGATTTTAAATGGAATTTATTAGATTTAAATATGATATTAAATGAAGACGTAAATTTTTCAATAAGTAAATGGCATAGAGGAATTGCAAATTTTGGTTTAGCAACTATTTTAAGAAGTAATGCACAAACAGCTGAGATGGATAAAATAGATGGAAATACGAAACATATTTATGCAACTGATAGAAGTTACAGAAAGTCGTTTGGAAGTGTATTACAAGACCCAAATAATGCTAAATTAACTATAAACAGACATAATACAAAAAGAGGTGCTTTATGGCATCACAAAATTAGTTGGATTAAATTAGCACCAAAAATATTGGACAATGGCGTACGATAAAAAGAAAATATTTGAACAGGCTAAAGATGCAATAGTAAAACATAAACTATTCTTTGTAGAGGATATTGTGGCGTTTTTGCCATGCGACAAAACAACTTTCTATCGCTTTTTTGAACCTGAAAGCAACGAATGCAACGAACTAAAAGAATTACTTAACCAAAATAGGACAGAGTTAAAAGTTTCTATGCGTTCAAAATGGTATAAGTCAAATGCACCAGCACTTCAAATGGCTTTGATGAAATTAATTTGTTCTGATGAGGAGCGTAAAAAATTAAGCATGACGCATACTGATGTAACGACAAACGGCAAAGAAATAAAACTTCCACCGTTTATGAAAGCTAATGATAGCCAATCCTAACTTTGATTACTTACACGATAAGATTAACGAGCAACGAATAATCCTTTTGCAAGGCGGTACACGGAGCGGAAAGACTTATGCTACTATTTACTTTTTAATTGACTTCTGTTTGCTTTATACTGGGATGGAAATAGACTTGGTACGTGATACTTTCACGGCATTAAAAGCAACGGCATGGAAGGACTTTAAAGACGTTTTGTTAAGTTTGAATTTATACCATGATAAATTTCACAATAAGACAGACCACACCTACGAATTAAACGGCAACACGATAAGCTACTACGGTGCAGATACTCCCGACAAGATACACGGACGAAGCCGAGATATACTTTGGATTAACGAGGCTCACCAATTCCCACAGGAGACAATAGACCAACTATTCCCTAGAACTAGACATCGTATCATTTGCGATTATAACCCAGCATTAGGCTTAGAACATTGGCTTGACCAGTACATCGAAAAATACCCTCCCTTAATCACAACCTACAAAAACAATCCTTTTTTGACCCAATCACAAATAGAAGATATTGAAAGTAGACAGCATAATGATTATTGGTGGAAAATATACGGTAATGGCGAAAGAGCTACAAGGCAGGGCGCAATCTTCACCAACTGGACTACAGGCGAATTTGATAATAGCCTACCTTATGTCTATGGTCAGGATTATGGATTCGCAATTGATCCGACTACATTAATCAAAGTAGCAGTTGATAAGGTTAATAAAAAAATTTATGCACATGAGGAACTATATGAAGTTGGTAAATTAGGAACGGATGACATATATAACAGAAATAAACAATTGATAGCCAAACAAACCGATTTAATCATTGGTGATAGTCATGGGCAACAAAATAGATTAGTCGAGGATTTAAGACGAAAGGGTTTGAACATACAGGAGAGTAACAACTATTGCAAGGGTGCTAGCGAAATGATACCGACTGCAACTGACTATCAAATTGTAATTACATCGACTAGCCACAACCTTCGAAAAGAATTTAGTAATTTTGTATGGAATGATAAAAAGGCTGGTATTCCAGTAGATGCCTTTGACCATGCTATTGCAGGCTTATTATATGCTTTGGCTTTCTTTCATCAAGAAAAAAAATATAACAAAGTTTCAAAAAAGAGTTTAATTTAGATTTATGGATAAAATAGATTTAAGAGCCTACAGCCAAAAAGAAATAGATGAAAAGTATAACCAAGTTTTAGAAATGGTTAGGAATGGTGAGCAAATTAAATCAGCTATCAAAAAAGCAAATATAGGAGACAAAACATTTTACAAGAGGATTTCACCAAGTCAATTAGCTGAATTAAAATTTGAAAAGAATTTAAATACCAAATATTCTTTTAAAAAACTGTACTAAAGATTTTAGCCATATAAAATAAACAAACCTAAATTAGATTTACATTTGCATTATGTATAGCGATTTAGTAGATATAATTAGGACAGCCTCCAATGAGGTTAACCCAGAAGGGTCATTTTATCATGGCAGGGTTTCAGACGTTAATCTGAATAGTCCTATGCTTTCATTGCCTCAAATTAGATTATATCCTGTTACTATGATTGTTAATGGCGGTGTAGATAATGTACCTAACTGCTTACTTTCATTTATATTCCAAGATTCACCGCATGAAGATACTGAAGGTCGAGAAGAAATACTCTACAATGCTGATACTTTAGCAAGGCGGTTTAAAAACAATTTAGAGCAAAAGAATTATGAACTAACCAATTTTAGAGTTGAGCCGTTTATTCAATTGTTTTCAGCTGTTACAAGTGGAGTGAACGTTTCATTTACCATTAACTATAAATCGAGTAAAGTATGTTTATAGAAGATATATTAGAAAAGTTTGGCATCACAGCAACGGAGGCGTTGGTTAATGCAATTAAGACTAAGCTAATCGAAAGGCAGGGCGCAAGCGGTAGCTTTAGAAGCGTAGTTAATGCAAGTGGGCGTTTAGCTGATTCAATTGATTATGTAGTGACTGGATCAAGATTAACCATAAGAGGAAATGACTATATTTATTATTTAGAAAACGGTAGAAAAGCCGGCAAAAGACCACCAAAAGATGTAATAAGAAAATGGATTGATGATAAGGGCATAGTTCCACGTGATAACATTAGTAAAGATAGTTTAGCTTTTTTAATAGCTCGTAAGATGGGCGAAGAAGGTTCGACAATCTACAAGGCAGGCGGTTCTGATTTAGTTTCTGGAATATTTAATGACCAATTTGTTGACAGCTTGCAATCTGAATTTATGAATTTATTAACAGTGGAGATTGAAAGCGAGATTTTAAAATTAGTTGCATAATGAGTAAAGTATATACACTAAAAGAACGACCAGCTAATTGGAGTAGCGCACATGATTCGATTCGTTATGTATTTGATTTACCTACCGAAAATATAATATTCGTTGGTGATACGGATGGATATGCAGGAATTTTATTAGCAGGTCACTTTATGGGAACCTCAAATGTATTAAGTGCAGGTGATTTAATATATATCGACACAGCTCCATACATTGGAGTTCACGTGGTTAAGGAAGTAGATCCAACTGGATTGCCATTTTACATTTTAGAAACAAAATATATAAGTACAATTACTTTAACTGGCAAAGCAAAATTTGCAACGACACAAGAGTGGTTTTTATACACAGGGTTGACCACAGCTGAAAAGTTTGATGGTAGAGAATACGATTATAAACTTAGTGGAGTGCTTAATATGGTTTGCGGTGTCGATGGATTTATGACAATTGACGTTGCTAAATTTGTAGCATCAAGTTTTGATTTGCCAACTCCTATGCTCGATTCAATAGATTTGCAAAGTGATCTATCTTATAATTTAATAAATGCTTATCGACTATGCAGGCCTACAGCTTATGATTTTATTGGATATGCTTTGAATAGCTCAATAACAAGTGAAGAATTAAACGCTAAATTCATAGGTCAGTATAAAGCTTTAAAAGAAGTTGATAACGTTATATATTCAAACGCTATGAATTTTGCAAGCATCTTTACTCCATTTAATGAATTAAAAAGTTATTATGTCAAACCAATTGTGGACACTTCACTTGATAGCGATTCTTTCAAATCCGACTTTATAAATATAAATAAATAATCATGTCAGTATTAACAAAAACCGCCCTTAAATCAGCAATAACATCAGCATTTGCCACCAGTGTGGTCAATACCGATGTAATCACTCAACTCCATAATGTAGTGGATAGCTATGAAGATTTTATTGCTAGCTTAACCCAATCGCAAATAAATGCTTTAACTCCTATTGTTAGTCAAATTGTATTCAATACAGACTTAGGACAGCTTCAATATTACGATGGATCACAATGGCAATCATTAGCTAGTACAAGCGATGCAATAATGAGCGTTACTAGAACCCTTACAAGTGCTGAAATATTAGATTTGTTTACCACTTCAATTGAATTAATACCAAGTCAAGGACTTAATAGAGTAATAGTTCCTATTCAACTTATATATCAATATACTTTTGTGGATGAAGCCTATGATACCGATGGAAATGATATTGAAATAAAATTAGGGGAGGCTGTAATAACTACTATTGCAGATACAGTTTTAGAAAGTGCATCTGATTTAATCGGCACATCAGCAATTGGAGCGGTAACACTAATAGACAATCAGGAGCTAATTATAAAAAATAGTACAGCCAATCCAGTTGATGGAGATGGAACTTTAACGGTAACAATTTATTATAGAGTAATTTCAATTTAATGCCAATTACACACCTTAATAATGCACCTGTGATACTCGATATAGAGTACGCATGGGATTTGCCACAGGGCTTGGCAATAGTGTACGCAATCCCTATTAATTACGGATTTGGTAAGGTGTTAACAGATAATGGAACTTTGACCGATGTGAATACTTATGGTCCTTTACCGAGCGGTGTAGTTTTGCAAACTGATATAACTGGAAGCGTAGTTAATGTTTTGGTTTCTCTTTTTTGCCCGATAGGTTTTTATGTGATTAGCCTATTAGATGCAGACGGTAATGAGTACTTAATTAGACTTAGGGTTTCTGAATTTTCATTTTTCGGCTCAAATGAATATTATCCACAGGCCGAGATAGTCAATAATTGTGGCACGAACTTTAAAGGTATTAACATTGTTTGGCTAACTAAACAAGGCGGATGGGATAACTTTTACTTTACTGGCAAACGCTACATATACGATACAGAAAGCGAAGCTAACAAAACATTTATTGATTCAAATAGGATTCAAAGAAAGTTTGAGAATGGCACTACTTATAAAGGGGTCACAGTTAGCACTGGAGTTATTGACTTAAATCAAAACAAAAAATTAGAGTCTTTAATGACCGCAATACAAGCGTTTTATTATGATGAGGATATTCCATTCTATTATGGATGGAACGCAAGATTTACGCCTATTATATTCGATTCTAATGACCTTATAGTATTAGATTCTAATGAAAGGAATTTAACTAGGCTATTTAGATTTAGAATTGCTCAAAGTGTAAACATTCAAAGTCAGTAATGAATGTCAGCCTATATATATTAGGTCAGCTTGCTGATATAGAGCCTCAAGACTTGAAAGGAGAATATAACCTTGCTAATGTCGGTGATTTAAGTAAACGCTTAGGCTCGAAAACGAATCAGTTTACTTTGCCACCAACTGCAAACAATCAAGCTATATTTGAGAATGCAAACCAAACTTTGAGTAATACGGGTTTACCTTACATTATGATACCTTGCCAACTATTGTGCGATGGAGTAGATATGAGGTTTGCTAAATTAATTTTAAATTCTAGTGGCGATTATGGATTTAAGGTTACTTTGTTCGACACGTCAGCTTCTTTTTTTGATTTGATAAAAGGTAAAAATCTAAAAGATTTAAATTTAAGGAATTTAAACCACCATTGGAATTTAGATAGTTTGCCATTGTTTGATGACTACAATAATCCATTAACTTATGCAGTTACAGATTGCCAAGTTGATAGCCCTAATGATGCTTTTCCAGATAATAGTTCAAGCATATTTTTGGGTGTTTTATTGCCTATGGTAAATGAAAACTATTTAATTGAAAAGATAGTAAATGAAAGAGGTTACACACTAGATAATAAAGTTTTAAATGATGGGTACTTTGAGGATAGAAAGCCTGTGATTCCTGTTAGCGTCAATCAAAATATAATAGACGATGACCATGATAGATATATAGGGTTGTTTAGTTTAGAAAATCAATTATACGCACCTCCATTAAATACAGCTCCATATCAATGGAAGTTACAATCGATATTAAGACAAAATCAAAGGTATTGGGATGCGGAGAATTGCCCTATAAATAAGCTATATTGGATGATTCCAGATAAATCAACCATAAAATTTAAGTTGAGGTTTGAGGTTAAAGATAGCACACACATAAGCACAATAGGAACATACAACTTTTATTGGGGCAATTGGAATACTTATGGCAATATAGGGCTAGAAGGATTTAGTTTTGTTCGTGTTACAGACCAATGGACATTAAAAGAAGTTACTGCAACTATAAACATAACAGGTTCAATAGATAACGCAACAAATGGGTTTTATATATACGGTGATTATCCAGTCCCTAGTGATTTAGAATTTAGGAATGCGACTGTGGAAATATTAGAGGCGAATAAATACGGATATGATTCAGAACCTAATATTGTATGGGATAATCCGATAACAATTTATGACCCAAGAAATGTATATAATTACTTAACAATTGCGAACAGCCTACCAAAGCTAACACAAGCTGAATTTTTAAAACAATACTCGTTAAAATATGGTTCAATAATACTGGTTAATGATTATAAAAAAACTGTTACTATAAGACCATATAAAGACATTTTTAATTTATGGAATAGCGAAGATTGGAGCGGACTTGTAGACTATACCGATAAACCTGAAATACTTTATCAAGTTGACAAAATAATTGGGGAGTATTTATATGGCAATAAAATGGAGCAAGACCCAACAACAACACAACCTTACCCAAAACCAATAGGAACTGATTTGATTATTGATTTAGGCAATGTGGTTAAGTCTGATAAATTAGAATTAAAATATGATGCAACTAGAATTATTCAAAAACCATTTACTAGCTACACAGCTGAAATAGCACATATACCAACGTTTGAAAGTTATGGTTATATTGGTAGTGATAAAACGGTATGCTTAATGATGCGAGAGCAAACTGGAGCGTTTGAATATAAAGATGAAGCCGTTACAACTATTAATACAAACACTTACACAACGATAGACAATAGGCACTTTACAACCTACTTTATTGAAAGTGCAAACGTGTTTAACTTAGGATTTGCTAATGATTTATTTAATGTTTTTTATGCAACAATTTCAAAAGCAATTAATGACAAACCAATAATAATAAAGTGTTTCATGAGATTAGGAATTGATAAAATAGCTAATTTCAGTTGCGAAAATCCTGTGTACATAAAAGAATTAGATGGGTATTATATCGTTAACAAAATAGTGACTTCCTTAAATACTAATGATAGCGCGGAGGTTGAACTAATTAAAATTAAATTATAATGGCACAAGCAGAAATATTCACCATAAACGTACAGCCGATAGTTGACCAAATGAAAGTTTTGGGCGTGGCTATTGGTCAAACAAAAGACCAGTTGGCATTGCTAACCGATGAAGAAAAAAAGACAACCGATGAAGGCATTGCTTTAACAACAACTTTAAAAGCACAGCAAAAAGAGTATAATAGTTTGAGTACGGTTGTGACAAATCAAAAGAGTGCCGTTAATGAGCTTGGCAAAGCAACAAAGGCCAATACCGATTTAATGGATTTAGAAAGTAATTCAATAGCCACAAATCGTAAACTTTACAATGCTTTATATGGTGAAATAGTAAACACAACCGCTGCAACGGATGCAGAAAGAAAAGCACTTGATAAAAAAATTGAAACAGCAAAGAAAGTAAATGACAGGCTTAAAGAGCAAGAAAAAGCATTAGGAGATACAAGGCGAAATGTTGGTAATTATGCTGAAAGTTTACAATCTGTTATTGGAGGTCTTACAAGTGCAATCCCAGCTACAAAAGGTTTTGGAGCGGCTCAACAAGGAGTTAATATGGTATTGTCAGCAAATCCTATTGGCGGTGTTATTACTTTACTGTTTGCTTTAAAAGAAATTTTTAGTTCAAATGCAATGGTTGCCGACCAGCTTACATTTGCTTTGGATGGGATTAATAAAGCCTTCCAATTTGTCATAGATGTAATAGTTGATACAGTTACTAACTTCGATAAACTAACGACTGCAATATCTAATCCTTTTGCATTCTTTGGCAAATTAGGAAAAGGTGCATTACAAGCTGGCAAAGATGGTTTTGAAGCTTCTAAGCAATTAGATGAATTAACGGGAAGTATTGGGGCTTCTACTGTTGCAATTGAAAAAAATGGTTTAGCTATTGAAAAAAATACAACTATTTTGAGAAATACCAAAATGGATATTGATGCAAGGAAAAAAGCCGCTCAAGAAATTATAAGATTAGAAAATGAAAATACTGAAAAACGAGTTGCAAATGCGACAGCTGAATTTAATGCTGAAAAATTAAAACTTAAAAATAAACAGCTATCTGGCGAAGAGGTGCAAAGATTGGGTTTATTAGAGGCTAAAATTGAAAAAGCAAGGGCAGATGGAGTAGGTAGCATTCGTAAGGCTGAAATAGAAAACTATAAAATTCTTTATGGTGAACAAGAAGAATTGGCAAAAAAGAATGCTGAATTATTAAAACAACAAAGAGAAAAAGAAGCGCAGGAATTAAAGCAGTATAACGCTCAAATATTATCATTACAAGATGAATTTCAAAAAAGTGAAAGAGAAAGATTAGAAGATTCATTTGTTAAAAAAGCATCTTTAATAAAAGGCACAAATGAAGAAGAAAAAAAACTGATAAAAGATATTAATGACGCCAAGATTAAAGCCCTAGAAAAGTTTGATGAAGATGATAGAAAACGTATTAAGGATGCAGAAGATAAAAAAACTCAAGACCAAATAGCAAGGGATGCAGAAACTTTCAATAAACAAGTTGCATTAAATGAAAAGCTATTACAAAACGATTTAGACTTAGTTGATTTGAGTGAAGCTACTGAAAAAGAAAAGGCAAAAAGGAAATTAGATATTCAAATTACTTTTCTTGAAAAACAACTTGCTTTAACACGTGCTTTTTTTGGCGCTGATGGAGTTATAACTGAAGAAGAAAAAGCTGGTATAAAAGCTATTGAGAATGCTTTAGCTAAACTTAGAAAAGAAGCAAGCACACCAACAGACAAAACAGTTGCAGAGGCTTTAGGAATAGACCCAGACGAAATGCAAAAAGCTTTGGGTTCTTTAAATGCTTTACAAGGAATATTCTCAAACTTTGCATCTATTGTTGATTCTGTTTATGATAGGCAAATTCAAGATATAGACGATAAAAAAGAAGCTGAAATTAGAGCCGTTGAAGAAAGCGGAGCTAGTGAGGAAAGCAAGCAAAAGAAAATAGAAGCTTTGAATAAAAAGTATGCTATGGAGAAATACAATCGTGAAAAAGAAGCGTTTTTTGTTTCTAAAGCTATACAATTAGTACAGGCTACAATAGCCACTGCAGTTGCAGTTATACAAGGTTTGCAAGCTGGCTTATCACTAGGACCAGCGGGGATTGCATTAGGACCAGCTTTAGCAGCTGCCGCTGGATTAGCAGGCGCAGTTCAAATAGGATTAATTGCATCCCAAAAACCACCACCGCCACCAAAGTTCGCAAAGGGTGTTATTGGTTTAAGAGGTCCTGGAACTTCAACAAGCGACAATATAGATGCTAAGTTATCAAGAGGTGAAAGTGTAATGACTGCAAAGGCTACCGAGGCATTTTCAGACCAATTAGCTATGATGGAGTTAGCAGTTGGTAATAAACCAAACTATCAATTTGGGAAGGGTAGGTTTGCCACAGGGTTTATACCTACAACAGATGGCGGATTTAGTGCAAGGCAAACGGCTCAAAGCTCTTTGAATAGCGTTGCAATGGCTGAAACTGTTATTAGTGCAGTTAGATCAATACCACCGCCAGTACTTGAATATTCAGAATTTACAAGATTCACGAATGGAGTTAATAAGTCGGTTCAAGTTAGTGAGCTTTAGGATTAATCTTCACTTTTCAACTTCTCAATAATAGCCTCCCGAATAAACTTTGATTTGTCAGTGCCTTTAATCTTTACCATAGCTTCAAGTTGGTGAGTCCAATACTTATTTAAAACAGTGCGCTCCTGTTTATATAGCTTTTCTTTTTCATTTTTCTTTGGTGCGCCTTTATCTGCCATAGTTGTGCAAAGATTTAATTATTGAATAAGACGCTACGATTACAAAGTACTTACCAACAACTGACCATTCAGAAAGGTTTAAGCTCCATTCAATTATTGATGTACAAAAGTACACAACAATAACAACTGCAATCATCACAGCCACGTTTATTGATAGGTTTATAAATTCTCGTTTACTTATTTGAAATCTTTTTTTAGCCATAATTAATAATTGTTTTTAGCCATTAAAAATAATAATTGTAAATATATATAGATTTTTGCACTAGAGATGAAAAAAGAAATTCACATAAGCGGAGAGATTGGTTATAACTACACCTTAGAAACTTTGAATGGAGCTTTAAACGCTTTAGATTCAGAAGTTGTTGAATTGGATATTTATATCAATAGTGGCGGTGGTTCGGTTACGGAAGGGTTTGCGATATATGATAAGTTAATGACCTTACCATATACAGTTAATACAATCGTAAATGGGATGTGCGGTTCAATAGCTACTGTAATATTCCAAGCTGGGAAAAAAGGGAAAAGGAGGATGTACAAAAATGCAGAGTTTTTTGTTCATAATCCTTTTTGGATGCCAAACTTCCCAGAAGCTATGGAGGCAAAAGACCTAGAGGCATTAGCGCAAGATTTAAAAAATGCGGAAAACAAAATAAAAAACTTTTATTCTGAAATCACTAGCAAATCAATTGAAGAGCTTACACCAATATTAGATAGGCAAACTACACTAACTGCAAATGAAGCGATAGAATGGGGCTTTGTTGATGAAATAGTAGGCGAAGAAATTGAAGCCTACACTCGCTACAGATTAGTAGCATACTTTGATAAAAAAACAATAAACAATAAAATGGAAAATCAAAAATTAGAAACCGAATTGACTGGTATTAACAGAATACTAGCTCAAATTAAAAGCCGTTTGTTCAAAAACAAAACAGCTGAATTACAAGATGGCACAGTAATATACTTTGCTGAAGATGAAGTTAGCGTAGGGATTGTGCTTTACTTAGATGAGGCAATGGTTGAGAAAGTGCCAGATGCTGAACACTTATTAGCAGACGGCTCTATTGCTGTTACTGTTGATGGTGTTATAACTGAAATTAAATCAGTTGAAGATACTACCGAAGTTGATGCTTTGAAAGCTGAAGTTGAGGCATTAAAATCTCAATTAGAAGAGAAAGATGCTTTAGTTGCAAAACAAGAAACAATCTTAAATGAAACTAAAAGTAATGTAGAAGTTTTGGCGTCAAAAGTAAAAGCATTTGAAAACATGGTAGTGACTGGGAAAAATACAAAAGTAACAGGAACCCAAGCAAACCACAACTCAAACGTAGAAGCTCCAAAAGATGCAATGTCAGCACTAAAAGCATTTAGAGATAAAAAAGTAAAATAAATAATTAAAAAATAAAATTTAAAAAAAAAGAAAAATGGGAAATATAATCACCACAATGCCAACTAACAACTCACTTGCTTATGAAGTAATGTTCGAGCCGTTAATTGAAGAAATCAAAGTAAACGCCTTGCCTTTCAACTATTATGTTGGAAAGATAGGCAGAGATATTTATCTCAAATCGCCAGCCGTATATGAGCCAACGCTAAAAACAACTTGCGGATGGAATTATGCAACTGGGAATGGTTTTGTAAAGAAAAACCTAAACCCAGCTGAACTTGACTTTTCACTTTCACAATGTTATTCAGTTTTGTTGAAATCTATTTATGGAGATGCTTTACCAAATGGAGCTAAAAAAGGTGACTTGACTCAAGTGCCAGAAGTTTTGGATTTCATAACTAGAGAGCAATTGAACAACGCTAACACTCAAATGTTGACTGCATTGTTTATGTCGGATAAAACTTCAACAACAACTTGGTTAAGTGGAATTGATGGAGTGTTTGCAAAACTTTCTGCAGGTGTGGCTAATGTAGATGGAACAGTTGATGCTGGTTCTATTACTAATACAGACCTATTGCCAGCTAATATCGAAGCTACTATGGATAAAATTTACCAAGCTCAAAGTGAATTATTGTTCAGACAACCTGATTCGGCAAAAGCATTTATTGTAACAGCTTCAATAGGTAGAGCTTGGAGACGTTATTTGCAAATCGGAACTGGTTTACAAAACGGTACGCCTGATAGAGCTTCAATTTTAAATGGCGTTTCTGATTTATCTTATAATGGCATACCAATTATAGAACTTTCTTTACTTGATAGCGCAATAGCAACTTATGATTCAACTGGTTCGCCGGCTTCAACAGTAAATCCACATAGAGCAATCTTAACAGTACCATCTAATCACGCTGTTGTTTTGGATGGCGAAGGGTTTATGGAAATTGAGCCTAGATATGATGCAGATGCAGATTTGTTGAAATCTAATTTATCAGCAATGATAGATTACACTTATGCTTTTGGTGACTTGAACGTAATTGCAGGATTCTAAACATTTATGGTTAGGGGGGTGGCGACACCCCTTTTTCTAAACAATAAAAAAATAAAAAACAATGAGCGCAGAAAATTGCATCCCAACCCTGAGAAGTATAGGGTTATCCTGTGAGGCGAAAAATGCCACAGCAGGTGTCAATAAAAGACTTTGGCTAACTACATTAAGTAGAATTGATAGCACTACTAAAGATTCAAATGGTTATGTTAATACACTTGTATTAGGCGAAGATTCATCATCTCAAGATTATAAGCTAATCACAATAACTGGAAAAGCATACACTCACAATGGAGCGTTTGAAGGCGTATTTGGTGACAATGTAAACCTAATTAAACACAATGCAACCGTTAAGATGTTTTGTGATACACCTGAAAAAAGAGATTTGGTTAAAAATCTACTTAATGAAGACGATGTAGTTGTAATATATGAAACGGAAGCGGGCAATGTTGAAATTTATGGACTTGAAAAAGGTCTTGAAATGTCAGCACTAAGTGGAAGTACAGGAACTGCACTACAAGATGACTTCGGTATCACAGCTACATTCAGCGGAGATCAATCATCTTTGCCAGATATGATGCTAGTTGGTGGCTCTTTAACGGCAACAATTGCATACTTAGACGTTATCACAGAATAAATGTGAATAAATACTTGAAAGAGCCTACCATTAATTTGGTGGGCTTTTTTATTTTTGCGTTATGCTATTAGATGAAATAAAAGAAAATGTTTTAAATTATTCAATTGATAAAGTTGATATTAAACAACTTAATAAATATCATGAATTAGTTTATAATCAAGGAATAGATTTAAAGTGCCCAATGTGCATAACGGAGGCTTACTTTAGAATTTCAAAGTATTATCGTAAGCACATTAATGGAGATGAATATAAGAGAGTTACTTTATTGAAACTTGCTTTAGTGGAATTTGAGAAAGAGCAAAATTATGAATTGTGTGATTTTATAAAAAAACGTTTATGAAAAAAACAATAATAACAAGGTCCCAAAATGAAAAGCTGTATAAAATTGCTAAATCATTTTTGAGTAGCGAAAACGAATTTATCCAATGTAAGCAGTTCAAAGGATTTGAAGGTGCTGTTAATTATTTAAAATGGATTTTTGAAACACAAAGCGGATGGGTTGTTAATGTAGATGAAGATTGCTTTATTGTAAATGAAAACCTAATAGACGTTTGTATTAATCAAATGAAGCGAAACGGGTGGGTATATGCAGGCGTTCCCGATGGAGGTGGATTAATTCCACATCGAAACAAATCTAAGTACACAGCAAACCCTTTTTTTAATATATTTAATGTGGATGCCATTAAAGAAAAATATAATAGTTTTAATGATATTATAGACTTTGATCTGATTAAAGAAATAGAAGCTAACTATAATCTTGATGAGCCTTTTGCATGGCTTTTTTATTGGATGTTTAAAAACTTTTCATCAGCTGAATTTTCTGATATTGATAGCACCGATGGAACGTCTACAATAATAAATGTAAACAAAAAGCCTATGCTGATTCACAGTTGGTATAGTAGAATGTACGATAAGGATGCAGACCAAACTGAAAGAATTAATAAATGTATTGAGTGGGCTATAATTCAAAAAATGCAGCCATGAAAATAATAGTACCATACAGAAACAGACCCGAAAATTTAGAAGTATTTTTAAAAGAATATTCAGATTTTGATATACTTATTGTAGAACAAGAGGAAAGAAAGTTATTTAATCGTGGAAAACTTATGAACATTGGATTTAATGAGTGTAAAGATGATATAGTTTGCTTTCACGATGTGGATTTAATTGCTGAAAATAAAGAAATTTACAATCAATATGTTGAGGGTGCAATCCATTTAAGTGGTTTATGTAGTCAATTTAACTATAAAAAACCTTATGCAGATTTATTTGGCGGTGTAGTTATGTTTGATGCTCTTTCATTTTTAGCTTGTAACGGATTTAGCAATAGCTATTGGGGATGGGGAGGTGAAGATGATGACCTCTACAAACGCACTATATTAGCAAACGTAAAAGTAGATATGCAACTAAACAGATATAAGTCTTTAAATCACGAGAAACAGCCCATTACAGCCATGTATGATTCAAATAAGAACATACTTAAGCAAACGGATAAACTGTGGCAAAAAAGCGGTTTAAATTCGATGCGATACGAAATTATAGAACTGCAGAACATATCAGATAATATTCAAAAAATTAAAGTAAATTTATAACCAAAATAATAATTATATGAGTGATTTTAAATTATGCAAATGGCAATTAAAAGATGGACTTTCTGAAATTGTTTTTAAAAATGACAAAGGCACACGACTGTTAATTAATGAAGATAACATTAATGACGAGCTAGTGAAGATGGCTACCGATAAAGGAAAAGGTCACTGCTTTGTTGAGCGTAAAATAGTTGAGTTAAAAAAAAAGCAATTTCAACACCAATACAAGCCTGTTACATCAACCTTAAACGAAGTGCCGACCGAAGAGAGCGATTCATTACCAGCTGTCGAGAACAAGCGGGTAGACTCTTTACAAGTGGAGAAAAAGAAAAAGGGCAGACCAGCCAAATCAAAAGAATAGAAGCCGTTGATGGACTTAACTTAACAAGTCCTATACATGGAGTTACTAACTTTGAGTACGCCTGTTTGCAAAGTCATTTAAAAGCTTTGAAATGGGCTAAAAGCACTGGAGCCAAGCATGTAGCTATATTTGAAGATGACATTTTATTTGACAATGGATTTGCGCACAAATTAGAATACTATTTAAAACAAGCCCCCGATAATTTTTGTATCATGTATCTAGGCGGTTCCTTCGGTCGTAAACCACAACCGATGAACTTAGATTTTACAAAGCAAGTTATGACTTGGGGGGCTTTTGCTTACATTGTAAATTGTGATTATGTAGATGAATTAATTAATTCAATTTCTATGGCTAAAAAAATAACGGATGCTGTATATATTGACTTTCAAAATAAGTATGTTTGCATCAAGCCTATAAAGAAATTAGTTACACATCCTAAAGGGTTTAGCACTATAAAAAACAAAGACGTAGATTATAAGCATATAACATGAATTTAGCAAAAGTTTTTAGAAATCTTTTACCGAAAACAAAGGAAAATAATAATGGTGGAAATAGCTATTATAAATTTGGGCACAATGATAATTTACCACTTGAATTAATAGAAGCCATCAACAATAGTGGTGTAGCTAAAAAATCATTAAAAAAATACAGCGACTATGTACAAGCGGATGGGTTCGTGAGTCCAATAGCTTCAAGTAAAATTGTGAATAATGAAACCAAAGAAACGGCAGATTTAATACTTAGAAAAATTGCTTTAGCATTTGCTTATTTTAATGGTGCTTTTTTGCACATAAAAAGAAATGGATTGGGATTAGTTGAGGCTATTACATTATTTCCAAACCAAAAAATAAGACGTGGTTTAGATGGTAAAAGCTGGCTATACAACCCAACTATCGGAACTGATAAAGTAGAAAAAAACACATGGGTAAAGTATCAAAACTTTGTAGGCTATCAAGCAACTTTAGAAGATTTACAAGATAATATAATTGAATATGATGGTAATGGCGAAATATATTATTGTAATGATGGTAACATATTCGATAGTTCTATTTATTCTTTGCCAGATTATTTAAGTTCAATAGAAGATATAAAAACATCGGCTGAAATATCCAAGATGGATTATGAAGCCGTTTTAAATGGCTTTGTTTTGGGTGGTGTAATGACCTTTGTAGGTGTTGATAATACTAGCGAAGATGAAAGTGGTCAAACCGAAGAAGATAGAATTTCGGATGGATTAACTTCATTTACAGGATTAAAGAAAAATTCAGATGGGTTAAGTTCAAGATTTGGTTTGCTTGTAAACTTTGTAAAAACGGCTGAGCAAGTGCCTACTTATACAGGCTTTGATCCTAAACCAATATTGGAGGCTAGTAATGCTAAAAGAGATATTATAGAACGTGCGGTTTGTAAGCTATGGAGCGTACATCCTGTGCTATTAGGATATTCTGAAGCGTCTGTATTAGGCAATGATAAAGCCATTCAACAAGCAATGGACATTTTAAAACAATCTGTTAATCCTATTCAACGAATAATTACTCAAATGTTTATTGACTTTTATGGCAGTTCTATTGACTGGACTATAAGTGAATTTGGAGTTAAAAAATTAATCATAAATACAACTACTGACAATGCGCAATAATGATTATCCATTTATTACAATAGTTGACATAAACACTCAATATGGATTTGTTTCTGCTCACACATTTCCATCTATAATTAATCCATTTATAATTGATACACAAGAAAGCGATTTAGAGGCTAATTTATGCGCTAATTTAGTAGATGCAATAGAAGTGCAACTAAAACTTAATATAAAGCAGTGGAGTGCCACTAAAACGTATGCAATAGGAGACAAAGTTTTTTTTGATAATAGTTATTATATAGCAACTTCGGTAAGTACTAATGAAGCGCCTCCAACAAACAAATGGGAACTATTTGAGCTTATGAATTTTTGGCATCACTACGTTAAAAAGTTCTTGATTAGCGCAACTGTAAAAAATTATTTCCCATTCTTAGGTTCTAATGCAACTCAATTTGGGTTAGAGCAATATAATCAAGAAGGATTTCAGCCAGTTAGCGATAAGACTAGAGCTCAAATATTAAATGCAATAACTTCACATAGTGGTCGTTATTTGACCAAGATAAAAACTTATGGCAAATCAGTTAATTGGACTTTTGATGGTGTTAAATATGAATGTTCAAATGAGTGCGAAGTAGTCAATACTAAAAGAGGTTTAAACTTTAGAATAATAGGAGCAAATGGATAAAATACCTAAAAATACAGACCAATTAGTTACACTTAATCTTAATATAGATGGGGTTGTAATTGACTATTCAGATGTAATAGATTTGCAAGTTATATTTTACCAAAAAAAAGACGATGTTTTGAGTTTTAAAAGTTTTGCAAACAATGAAGTTGATTTTGTAGGTAGCCCACCAACGCAAGCCGTAACAACTTTAAACAGACAATCAATTAACAAAGTACCTAATGGTCGTTTATATTGTCAAGTTGATGTTTACCTAACAAACCCTGACTTTATAGATGGTAAAAAATTAACTATGACTGATATTTTAATTGGAGAATTAATAGACGTAGCATGATAGTTATAGATATAGACTTCACGACAAAACAAATAAGTGCAACTACGACAAATGATTTAACTTTAGGTACTGGAGGCGGTGGCGCAGGCGGTGGTGTAGAATCAGTAACAGGTGATTTAGTTAATAATACAGACCCACTTAATCCGATAGTCAACACTCCTAGCCTAAATGAAGTGCTTGCGGAAAATAATGAAACAGATGGTGAGGATATTTTAATTACCGATGGCGATAAAATACTTTTAGACAACGGGGCTAATTTAAAAAAGGGTACAACCGATGCTGGGCTTGGAGGATCTAAAGGTATAGCATTAAGGTGTGCAGTTGATTATGAATTAAAATGGGAGGCAGGTCGATTATACGTTATGGGTGGTGATGGCTTTACTATTCGAGAGGTCTCGCATAACTTCACAACTACACCAACTGTAAATGATGACAATACTAAAGGATTTATAATCGGTTCAAGATGGATATTAGACGATGGCACTACTTATGAATGTACGGATGCAAGTTTAGGAACAGCGGTTTGGGTTGCAATTACAGCAGGCACAGTGACCTCAGTAGGTTTAACTATGCCAAGTGCATTTACGGTTGCAAATAGTCCTATAACTTCAAGTGGCGATATAGCGGTTACAGGTGCAGGATTAGTTAGTCAATATGTAAGAGGTGATGGAAGCCTTGCTAACTTCCCAGCGTCAACAGGTGGAGGGGCTTCACAATCATTTTATTTGAATGGTTCGGTAAGTCAGGGTACTTTTGGCGGAGTTGCATTTAAAGAAATGGATAGAGTACCAATTTTAGGCGCAGGAACTGATTTTACTATAAACACAAACGGATATATTCAATCATTTATAACCGATGCAAATGTCCCAAACTTATTAGAGATACCAGCGGGAAATTGGAACTTTGAAACCTATTTTAGCGCATCAAGTGGAGGCGGTTCGCCTTCATTTTATCTTGAATTATACAAATGGAACGGAACGACATTATCTTTAATTGCGTCTAATTCAGCAACCCCTGAGGGCATCACTGGAGGTACAGCAATAGATTTATATATAAGTGCTTTAGCAGTTCCACAAACAGCATTATTAGCAACCGATAGGCTAGCAATTAGGATATACGTAAACAATAGCGGTCGCACGATTACACTCCATACGGAAAACAATCGCTTATGCCAAGTTATTACTACATTTTCAACTGGGATTACGGCTTTAAATGGATTAACTGACCAAGTTCAAAATTTATCAGTAGGTACAAGCGGAACTGATTTTGCAATTAGTTCAGCAACAGGAACGCATACATTTAATTTACCAACTGCAAGCGCAGCAAACAGAGGGGCTTTAAGTAGCGCAGATTGGACTACTTTTAATGGTAAACAAGATACTTTAGTAAGTGGTACTAATATTAGAACTGTTAACGGAAATACATTATTAGGAAGCACAGATTTAGTAATAAGTGCATCACCATCTGGATTAACTGGTCAAATTCAATTTAACAATGGAGGGGCGTTTGGAGCTGATTCTAATTTATTTTGGGATAATACCAATAAGAGATTAGGAATAGGAGCAACACCTGCAAGTACAGTAAGACTTGATGTAAGAGCACAGGGTAATTTATCCACTGATATTCCATTTAGAATTAGGAATGTTTTTAATAATGATGATATAGTTACAGTTCAAGCTACTGGTAGAGTTTTTTTTAGAACAAATAATTACGCATTTGATTTCTTTATAAGTGGTGGTAGTGGTGGTTGCTATTTAAACGCACATAACGGAGTTCTTTTTTTAAATGCTAATTCAACAACAGACTCACAGCTAGTTGTGAGGAGCAGTAGTGGTAATAAATGTGTAGATATTGGAGGCACTGGACTTGGAACTGGAACAAATAAGTTAGCTTTTTTAAACGGAACAGCTCCATCCACAAACTTAACTGATGCTTTTCAGCAATACTCAGCCGACATTGTAGCAGGAAATGCTGCGCCACATTTCAGAACAGAGAATGGGAATGTTATAAAATTATATAGAGAAACAACAGCAGTTGTTGCAGGAGCGTTTGTTGCTAATACCTCAGCAATAGTAGACGATTCAGCAACTTATGGAGGTTACACAATGGGGCAAGTAGTGGCGGCGTTAAAAGCACAAGGATTATTAGCATAAAAAATATTAAATAAAAATCATGGGATTAATTATTAAAGCAACAGAGGAAAAAAAGATTATAATTACAGGTACTGAAATTGAAGTGCCAAGTGTTTACGGAAGAATCGAATTTGCAGGAAGGGCAGACGGTAAAACTTTAGAGATAGCAGTTGCAACCTATGCTAGTAAATCGGCATTTGAAAGTAAAGCAAGTGCATTGTCTACAAATGTTCAGCAAGGTAGCTTTACTGTAGAGTTGAAAAAAGGAGAGTTACAAAGTATTGAAACATCTTTAGAATATGGTAAACAAGCATACGAGCAGTTAGGCTATACAGTTGAAATAAATTTAAAATAACAATAGTGACATTCAAAGAATTTATAAATCAAACCTTGCTAACTTTTAGCACTCAAAAAAGCTATTTTTCATCTAAAAAAATAGAGCGATTTATATCTTTTACACTTGGGGTCGGTATGGTTTTTTTTTATTATTTGGGGCGTCAATTTTGTTGGAAATGTAGCGCAGAAATTGATGTAAATGACGTGCTAATATTATCGGGTTTGTTATTCACTTATGGAGGGTTCAATACGTTTCAAATTGCTAAAGACAAAAAAACAGATAATGAAGTGGTGGAGGGATAAATATAGTGAATTAGATGCTAAGCTAACGGATGCAATGGCATTTAATATATTTCAAATCGGTGTTTGGGTTTGCCTATTTATATTTGTAATCACAAATTCAGTAGCTTATTTTTTGAATCAATATTTAGCAGAAAGAGCGTTTTGGTTTAGCTTCGATATTGCATTAATTTGCTTTTCAATTCCATTTAGAAATAAAACTTGGGTCACAGAAAGTTTTTTTGCAATATCAATTTATAATTTGTGCGATGAAATTATGGGCTTTGGAGCTTTATTGCAATGGTACGAGTTCCCAATGGCATTAACAGTAATACTATTTATATATTTAAAACATAAACAAGGATGGAAATTATAGGAAAATTTTTTTGGTTTATTAAAGTTATTGGTTTTGTTTTTCTTTGCTGGAAATATGGACTTAATGGCTTTAATAATTATAGTCTTGACTTTGATAATAACATAGAAAGTGTGTTTGCATTTATTGCTGGCTCTGCTGTCGGCATAAGTGAAATATTCAATACCTATCAAAGTGATTTGACAGGGCTTTTTTTTTTGATGGTGACCTCACTTTTAATCACAATTATAAAAGCATTGTTAACTGTGTTAATTACTTTTTACTTTACTAAGTTTTTAAAAAATCCACCAAAAAGTATTGAATGGATTAAAAGTATATTTATAAAGAAAAAAAATAAAAGATGAGTAGCATATTACAATTAGTAAAACACTTTGAAAGCCTTCACGATGGAAATTTAAAAGAAATAGGATTACAGCCTAAGCTTTGCCCTGCTGGCTTTTGGACAATTGGATATGGTCACGTGGTGATTAATCCTGTGAATAACAGACCATTTACACATACATCAACGGCTAATGATGTTAAACCTTATTCATTAAAAAATGAAGCGGAGGCACTTGCTTTATTGGATATAGATTTTACAAAATTCAAAAGTCATGTATTAGCAAATGTGAATAAAAAAATAAATCCACTACCTAGAGAAATAGATTCAATGGCATCGTTTGCATATAACGTGGGCGTTGGCAATTTTACCAAATCAACTTTATTAAGATTATTTAACAAAGGTGATAGGGCTGGGGCTTCATTAGAATTTATGAAATGG